TTAGGAATTTTTTTAGTTTTTTCTTTTCAGAAGGTAGAATCTTACTTAAAGCAAATTCATTTGGACTCCATGCATAATAAAAATCTATTTGACTTGATTCTGTTATATGTTCATTTTCTAACATATAATCTATAAAATCAAATATATGATAAGCATTCATATTTGTTGTAGTATATTGAAAGTTATACTTTAATCCATGTCCTTCTGAGGTTTGTATATTAACTGGTCTAAAATATTTTTTGATTTCTTTTAGATTCTTTTCAAATGTTTCTGTATTAAATCCTGTTCTTTGATATTCTCCTACTTTACCAATACCATCACATGATATGGATAAAAATATTTGTTTAAAATCTTTCCAAATAGGTATTAGGTTTGTTTTTTCAAATCTTAGTATAGATAAGTTAGTATTATAATGAATAGATATATCAACCTTTTCCATAAATGGTTCTGGTGATTCATGTGTGTAAAATTTTACTTTAGGAAAGTTCGTGTGAAGATAGTTTAAAACCTTATAGTGTTCTGGCATGATTAATGGTTCTCCTCCTGCAAAATAGAAACTTTTTACATTTGATAAATGTGGAATCAAATCTTCAACAATAGTATCAGTTGCCTTTATAACTTTTTTTTCCCTTACATTATCAGGTCTAATTTTTTGCATATCCTCATACCAATTGGATGAAAAATCATGATTACACATTCTACATTTAAAGTTACATAAATTGGAAAATCTAATATCAATATGTTGGAAATCTGATGGAACTGAGTAATCTTCACCTAATTCAGGTTTAGTCCACATATTATTTGTGTTGAATACATCTACTCTTGGACTATGACCTGTTGAATCTTCTCTTTTGTAACATACATCACATGCTTTATTTCGTTTACCCTCTTCCATGTCTTTACGAAGTTGTTTCATTTGAGGAGAATTAAAAGCATTCTCAATAGACATCTTTCTGAGGTTTAGGGGTTCATCAAAACCATCTGCAATACAACAAGGCTTCATTTCACCTTTTGGTTCTGTATATAGGTGAATGTAAGGTAAAATACAAAATGTATCACTCATACTTTTAGTTTCAACTTAGTTATTTGTTTTTTATCGATTCCATATTTTTCACAAATGTATTTTATATTTTCTCTACCTTCTCTAGTAGCATATAAAATTTCACAATATTCTTCGGATTGTTTGGAAGAACATTGAAAATCTTGTTTAATTAAATCAACTAAAAAACTCTCATATTTATTTGATTTTTTACCCTTGACATATTTTAAATAATATCTTCCTTTAGGTAGTAAACCAATTAATAATAAATATAATGACCTAGGTTCTAATGTTTGAGTATAAGGTTGTATTTCTGAGAGAACTTCTATCCAATCAGGATTCATAGAAAGGAATCTATGTACCATATAATTACTCCAAGTTTTCTTATCATCATCTTCTAATGTATCCCAATATGTTGGAGATTGGACTGAAGTAATTGCCTTTATGTGGTCAAATAGTGATTTAGCCATATCTTTAAATAATACCTACAATTTGTATTATGGTTGCCATAAATGTAATTTCTTTATCGATAACCATACTATCTTTATATTGTCCTTCTGAAAGAGTTAGAATAACATTTGAAGTATTATCACCAGCATATTCATCAATCTTTTCATAGAGATATCCATATAGTTCTGAGAAATCTTGGATACGAGAATCTGCTACTGCCTGTCTAATCTTCATATACTTGTTTCTCTTATCATCTTTACCTTTTAATAAATCAACTATCTTTATTTTAATATCAGAATTCATTATATTAGTAACATCTACTTTTAATACTCCTTTTGAGGAATTTAATTGACAAGTGTTAATAATCTTTCTAATATCAGGATAAGATGAATCTATTATAGGTACAATATCTTTTGGTTGAAATCTAACATCTTCTTTACTAAGAATTTGAGATACTTGGATTGCAACATCTTTTTTAGTTGGAGGTACAATTTGAAATGTTTGACATCTTGATTGAATTGGGTCAATAACCTTCTCAACATAATTACAAGTTAGAATAAATCTACAATGCTTTGAGAATGTTTCCATTAAGTTTCTCAAGATTGCTTGTGCATTTGGAGTCATGTAATCAAACTCATCTAATATAACAATCTTTGAGTTTTTAAATCCTATTGTTGAAGCAAAACCTTTTACTTTGTTTCTAACTGTATCTACATTGTTTTCATCAGATGCATTAATAACTATATAATCACAATCTATCGAATTAACAATTAACTTAGCTAATGTAGTTTTACCAGTACCTGCCTTACCAAAGAAAAGTAAATGAGGAACATCACCACTTTGTAGATAATCTGAAACTTTAGTTTTTAGATGTTCGTTTCCTACATACTCATCTAACTTAGATGGTCTATACTTTTCAACCCACAAACTATTATTTACTTCTTTTGTTGTGTTATCTTCAAAAAATCCCATTTATACTCCTGAACCTTTTACTTCTTTACAGAAATCAGTTAGTTTTTCTAACTTTGTAATTAATGATTCTTTTCTATTTCTATCAATATTACCAGCATTCATTTCTCCGATAATGTCTTGAAGTGAGGTAGCTACTACTAATAATCCATCCTCTTTTGAATTCAGATAGTTATCTGATATTCTAAATTTTTTACATATTTCTTGTAATGTCATAATTTTATATTCTATTTGTTATACAAATATACGAAATTTATTTGGAATATCCTAATAATTTCATAACTTTTTTTACTGTTTTTGGGCCTACCTTCAATGTGTGGTATTCTACCTCATTTTCTTCTAATACTTTTTTACACAATTTATCTATCTCTAACGATTTTTCATAGTCTTGAAATCTCTCATCATCATTGTGTACTGTTTCACCTCGTTTTAATAAAATATTGATACAATCATATTTTCTATGTAAATCAATAACTAAATTATGGAAAGGTTCTCCATAAAATTCAGCAGGATATCCTTCTGTATAGTATCTATGATAAATAGTAGAAAATAAAATAGGTGAATCTATTACTATATAATCTACCTTACCATAACATTCTGCTATTCCTCTATGTTGGTTTGCAAATACATAGAGTTGGTCTGATATCGCTGGTATGTTGTGGTCCCATGCTAATCTTTTTGGGAATTCATAAGGGTTATTACAACTTATGTGTTTCTTTTTTAATTTATAGGTGATTCCATTTGCTATTGAGGATTTCCCAATACCAGGTCCACCGAAGAGGTTTATTAATTTGCTCATTTAAGGATTTATAATTTATTAATAAAAAAGGGGGAAGAAATTAATCTTACCCCCTTAATTTATGTTATTTAGAATCTTACTTTAAGAGAAGCGTTGAAAGTACGGCCGAATCCGAACCATACTGAGTTTCTCGTATCTACACCATTCCAAGTCTGTGAACTAGCATCAGCGTGGATGTTAGTATTAGACTCTGCAATGTAGTAAGTGTCAAATAAGTTATTTACATTAACTCTAAATGTACTTTCTGTTCCGAATAAATCGAAATTGTAAGTAGCTCCTAAATCAGCCAATCCATAAGAAGGTAATTTAAGTGCTCCTTGATTATCAGGAGTAGTAAACTCTGAATCAGTAATTGAGTAATCAGCATATAAATTATCTATAAATCTATATCCTAAATCAACTCTTAGGTTTTTACCTATTTTGTAATCTGCTTCAACATAAGATGTGAACTGAGCCGCATCTCCTACTTTAGCATCTTTTAAATAAAGTGTACCTGTACCGATTGATTGTTGGTTGTCATCAAATAATTCAGCAGAAAAGTCTTTAGTATATCTCCAATCACCGATTGATAACATACCTTTTAATCTTAACTTATCTGTTGGATTCCATTGAGTTTCAACTTCAACACCATTATGTACAACATCAATATTCTTGAATTGTGCAAATCCATCAACACCTTGTTGGTTTGATAAACTTCTTGTAACAAATCTATTACCCCAATTAGTAGAGTATAAGTTTACATTTGCTTTAAAGTTATTACCAATAAATCCATATCCTAATTCAACTGATGTAATTTCCTCATTTTGTAAATCAGGATTAACATTGTTTGCATAGTTAGGGAATACACCATCAAAGTTTGGTTGTCTTGAAATGAATCCAGCATTAAAGAACACATTATGTGAATCATTAATGTTGTAGTTCGCACCACCTTTAAGATATCCACCACCTACATTCTCTACATCTGATTCTGGATTATCAGGTTGTGCAAAGTAATCAATTCTTTGGAAAGATTGGTTTGATAAACCTGCTTGTAATACAGCAGAGATAGTAGAATTGTTATATTCAACTAAACCATTTAAACCTTGCCAACCAACTTTACCAACATTGTAGTAAGCGATTTTAGGGCCATTTAAACCTGTATTTTGGAAAGGATTAGCATCAACTAAAGTGTTGATTACTTGTCCTGCAGAGTTATCATTACCAGTTGAGTAATAACCATCTAATCCCATTAGGTGATTTAATGCTCTATAATGAAATCCTGTGTAGTTTCTCAAATCAACACCAATCGAAGTTTTCCAATTTCCACTTTCATATTCTAAGTTAGAGATTGCTCCAATCCAGTTATGAGAGTTCATCGAAGCTCTTCTAATCAAAGCAGTTCTATTAACACCATCTTCATTGAATCCATTAGAACCAATTAACTGACCAGCAAATGGTAAATCACCACTATATGGGTCTGTATTTGATTGGTTAAATGCAACTACTGCATCAAAATCAATGAATCCTTCAGGAGTTCTTGAACCTCTACCATTTTCTAAGTAGTGTTCAGTTAAATCCTTTCTGAAAGGTAAGATATCAGTTTCCGAGTTGTAGTAACTTCTACCTCTTGGACCTGTTCCTCCACCTCTACCAGCTGAACCATATAATGATGTAGCAAGTTTGAATTTAGAATTAATATCCCAATCCCAATTTAATGTTGCTAATGGTTTGTTGTAGAAGTTTCTTCTCATTGAGAATTCTTCACCATTTAAAACACCACCATTGGTATTCCATCTTCTGTCAATTCCTTCTTCACCGAAGTTTTGGTAATCTCTAATAGAAACCCAAACATCTCTTTGGTGATGCCATTGTCCAGCACCTAAGAAAGAAAAGTTAACAGAATGGTCTGAATCTTCAGGTGCATATCCTAATGCAAAGAAGTAAGTATAACCCTCACCACTTGTATTATAGATATATCCATCACCTGCCCACTTTGAAAGTAGTACAGATGTTGCCCATCCATTCTCATTTAAACCAGTTGAGTGAGCTACAGTAGTTTTATTGTAACCATCGTTACCAAAAACTTGTTGTACTGAACTACCTTCTCTGGCCTCAGCAGCTTTTGTAAAGATTGAAACTGTTCCACCTACTGATGGTACTGCTAATCTTGAAGCTCCTAAACCTCTTTGTAATTGAATTCCACTTGCAACATCTGTAAGACCTTGCCAGTTAGACCAATAAACCCATCCATTTTCCATATCATTTACTGGTTGCCCATTGATAAGGAAAGATGTATTTCTTTGGTCGAATCCTCTTAGAGAGATTCTTGAATCACCATATCCACCACCTTGTTTGGTTGCGTAGACACCTGGTGTTCTGTTCATTATCTCAGGAAACTCTAAGTTACCTGTCTTTAGTGCAATTTCTGATGGTGAAATTGTAGATACTGCAACAGGTGTTTCCCTTATTTTTGCAATATCAATTACACCAGAAGTAACTACTACTTCACCTAATACATTCATATCGGGTGCTAAAGAGGCTACTAAATCTGCTACTGCAGATAGATAATATGTCTCGTAACCTATGTAGGAAAATTGTAACATTGTTCCTACTTCGACATCTAAACTAAATGTACCATCAAATCCGCTCACAGTACCATCTGATGTTCCATCAATGATAATAGTTGCTCCTGGTAGAGGGTCACCTGTTTCTTTGTCTAAGACTTTTCCACTAATTTGTGCAAAAGTAGTGATACTCGTTAAGAGCATCAATCCAACTAAAAATAGTTTTCTCATAATAATTGTATTTATTAAATTAATTTATTAAAATTTAGTAACCTTACTACATAGTAGTATTTTTTTTAGTCTCTGTTACTAAGAAGAGACATTTATTTTTCTAAATTATAGTTTAAGTTTTAATTTATTATCGTTCATATCCCAATAATTCATGTTCATTGAACATGAGAAGTTCTTCATCTCCAATTTTTATTGTATTACTGGCTTCTTGTTTTGTATATAATACTCTATCACCTACTTGAACTGTAATTGGAATTCTTTCTCCACTTTGAGAGAATATACCAGTACCAACTGATACTACCTCTCCAAATACTTTAGTTCCTCGTGTGATTGAATCAGTAAGGATTAATCCTCCTGATGATTTTTTTTCTTCTGTTGATTCAGGTCTTACTAAGACTCTATCACCTAATGGCGTAAAATTACTTTTCGTCATTTTTTATTAAATTTAATTTGTTTGAATTTGTTGAATAGAATGTTATTCTATCTGAAGTTGCTGTGCCTCCTAGAAAATAAGGATTATTTTCATAATCAGAGAAATTTATAAAATAAGTTTCACTCATTGTTTATTATTTTTTATGAAATACGAACATAGGTTCAAATTTATAAACCTTACCATCGTATTCTACTGCATTCTTAATTCCACTTTTCGATGGGTCTAATCCAACCATTCGTGTCATTAACATTTTTAATTTACCTTTGTATTCACATCCAAGGTCTTTTAAGATATCAATTGAATCCTGTTCTAATGGATAGTAAGTACTTTCTCCAATTTTGATATCTGCAATATTCCAAACAATATACCTGTCTTTCTTTAAGTATTCGTAAATTGTTTTTAATGTTGGTTTTAAGAAATTTTCTTTCCAATCTTTATACTCTCCATAAGCTTTGAAGGATTGGTTCTCATCTTGTGAATATTGTTCTCTATTAAAATATGGTGGTGATGTAAAAGAGAAATCTAGTTTACCTTTATACTTTTGGAAGTTAGGATTGTTTGAAATCAACTCTGAACCATCTTGGAATAACTCATATGTATTTCCTTGTGGTTTTACATCAAAGAATGATGTAAGTTTATCTGAATAATTATCTACACAATTATTGTTATAGAAATCAGCAACATATTGATATCTTGAAATACCTTCTTCATCTAAAAAATTATCAGGATTAGGGTCTGTACCAACATAGTGGATTTTCTTACGAGAACTCATAGCTCCAATAATTCTACCACCCCAACCACTTGATGAATCATATACAACAAAAGGTTCTTCTTGATTGATATGATTTGTATAATTTTCATACAACCACTTAGCGGTTAATGCTGGAAAGTTTACAGCTGGTTGTCCACAAGATAATCTAAATACTTGTAATATCTTAGGAAATATACCTGATTCTTTTTCATACCATCTTATCTGATAAGTATAGGTTTGAGTTGTACCAGCTTCAGATGTCCAACTATCTACTATTTCATCAATGTTTGATAACTGAGTATCTGATAAAAATCCATCATCTTTTAGTTTCTGAACTTGTTCTGATTTTAAATACAGATTCTTATTACCAATATAAGATTGATTAAATGTTCCATAGTTTTCAATAGTTCTTGTATTTACTTTTGAAATCCAAATAGCTAAATTAGAATACTTACCATTAAATACTTTTCCATCGTGTACATCTTTAATAAAATCAATAGCACCTTGTCCATTCCAAAAAGGATTCTCATCTTTCTTATCTACAATTGACCTTGACCAAGAATACATAGAATCTCGTTTTACTGCTCGTTTCATAATATGAACGAACTTATCTTCCATATTCGGGTCTGAAAAGTGGTCATAAATAGATAACCCATTATCTGCAGATTTACCAATAGAAATCTTAGTTTTTAACATTGTAGGAAAAAACTGATTTACAACTGATGCATCTTTATTAAAGTTTTTGATAATACCTAAAGATTCTTTATCACCACTTAAATCTTTTTCCCAATACTTTGCTGGATTTGATTTAAGTTTCTTAAACTTTTCTATAATACCATCTTCATCTCTACCAATTACTGGTGGAGTACCTCTTTTATCCCATTGTTCAGTAACCTCTTTACGAAGTAAACGAGCCCATACCACAAACTCATCATCAGTCATTTCTAACAACTGATGATAAGTAGTATTGGATTTAAACTCGGAAAACTTACTTCTTTCGTAAAAGTGTTTGTTACTCATTAAGATTGAATTTCTACAAGATAATAATTTGATTCGTAGTTATCTATTGTAAAAGAGATGTGTGCTAATCCTTGAGATGAAATCTTTAAGGTAGCATCAGTTGCTTCTTTGTTTGCAACTAATATTTCTTTTAGGTATGTTGCTGAGAATGAGATTGGGTCAACCTTATTAGTTGAACAAGTACAATCAACATCTATATTAATTCTATTTGTATTAAT